TAAATATGCGCTCCCGTCTTTACTGCCATTCCTAATAGATTGAACCATGCCATAATAATTTTCTTTTCTCCTTTTACAGAAATAGGGTAACATTTTATGTAGAATTTTTAAAGCCTCTAGCCCTGACACCTTCCAACGATATAGTGTCTTATAATGATTGGTAAATTCTTTCTTAGAAATACTACCTTTTTGAAAGTATTGGTAAAATTTGTTTACTACATCAGGATCAGTCATTTGAAGCTGTATCTCAATACGTCTTTCTTTTCTGCCGTTACTATAATGGCCAAAACAACCTTCGCCTTCAAATATTCCTGATAGAAATATTAATTTTTCTCGGTCAGATAAAAATTCAAACATTAGAGAAGGTCTTTAATGTAATCTTTACCTTTTTTTATTTCAATTTCACCACCTGTAGAGTTACCTGGAATTGATTTAGGACCCATATCTTCTTCTCTTAATTGCCTTAAAACTTCGCTTACTCTTGAATCAAATGACATGTCTACACCCATCTCATTCATAAGCTCATCAAATCTTTTTTGTTTGTCAGGTCTGTTTTTTAAAAATTTTTTGGCAGCATCACTAGGCATTTAACGCTCTACATGTTGGACAACCTTTTTTAAAAGCTTCGTGCTTCCAACAAGGATCTTTTGTTATTTTCTTTTCTTGATAAATAATTGGTTCAAAAAATAAATTCCAAAACCATGTTGCTATTTTTTTTAATATCATTTTACTCCTATAAATTTGTAACCTTTTACTTGTATTGAATTATTACCAGGGTAAGTATTTTTATCTGTTGTATCTCTGTGAGGACATTTCATTCCACCCTCACCAAATTTCAATGGTGGTACATTCGGGTTTGGCCCCTTCTTAGGTGGTGGTCCTGATTTTTTACCTATCATATTTCCTCACACTTATTAAAACATATAAAACTACTATGGAGAAAGGCACTCCTATGATAAATAAATCTATCATAGTAAACTTTTATCCACGTTAGATGATATCACAACTTCACCGCCATCGTCATACGATTGAAATCCTGATAAAAAAGTATTTGGTTTTGACACAGGTTGTTTAATTTGTGTAGCAGGTGTTTTGCAAGGTGGATAAGTTCCGTCAGGACATAATTGTTGTTGATTTCCTCCACCTGTATCTAGTGTTGGAGGCTTAGGTGGTTTGATTAATCCAGCATCTTTCATATAGTCAACGCCTTTTGGACTCATCACATCAATAGGTTCTTTTTCTATTCTGTAATAATCTCTACTTGCAGGTAAATCTTTCGGTTTGCCGAAAAAGGATTCACCTTTTACTTTTTGTGTTCTTGAACGTTTTGTAAGAGGATCAATTACTAATGATTTTGCAAGTTGCAAGGTAATAGGTATAAAAGTACTTTTTTGCCCTGTATTTGTATTTGTCTTAATTGTTTTTGTATTTACTTGGGTAGTAGTTTTGTTTCCATTTCCTCCTGTCGTCGGAGGAGCATTATTAAATGTAGGTCCTTTTCCACCTGACAAATTAAAACCACCTTTTGGATCTGGTCTGCTTTGACCAGAAAACCCTGCACTTTTTCCAAAAGACTCAGTAGATGCATCAGCACCACCCTTAGCTTTAAGTATCTTAACTTTTCTTTTCATTGTTAGTTCCTTTTTGTTTTTTGTGCAGCTAAATCTATTTTTTCTTCAGCAATTCTAATTCTTTCTCCTGCTTGATCCTCTGAAGATTCAAGTTTTTGTTTATCAAAATCTAGTCTTTCTTCAAATTCTCCAATTTTTCTCTCTTGATCCATCATAGTTTCTTGTGCTTTTCTTTGCATGTCCATAGCTCTTAGATCTAATTCTCTTTGTTTCAATGCAACAAGAGGATCTTGTTTTTGCATTCCTGCTTCTTCTTGAGCTAACTGCATAGTTATCTCGGCAACTCTTTTTGCAACCATACTATCAAACAATATTTTAAATCCTTGCGGATCAGTTTGTGCTTGTTGTGCTAATTCAGGTGTGTTCTCAACCATATCACCTATTTCACCATGAGCTTGTAATGCAACGTGTTCTGAAATGTGTCCTTGCAATAAAGCATAGACCATAGGATTAATTTGAACCATTCTTGTAGCCATAAATGCTCTATGCGCTGCGATATGTGCTTGATGATCTTGTTCTGGAAACGCTTTTGGTATTTTCATCTGTAATGCTTCAGCATTTTCAGTCGCTGGATCTTTTGGAGTTGGCATTATCTCTGGTTTTAGTATTGCATCGATATTTTTTGTACCCAATGCTTCATAAACTCTTCTGTAAGCTTCTCTTAGATTATGCATTTGTGGATTTGATGCTGCAATCTTCAAATTTTCGTTTGCTAACGTCACTCTTTGTGACATTGAGAAGATATTTGGGTCTGCAACAGGTATAACATCGACTCTATCGTCAAAATCTTGTAGTTTTACAAATCTATCTGCGTTTGTAACTGCATACGGATAGACAGGTGGTAAATAATCAGCAAAAACAGTCGCCAAAAGTCTAAATTCTTGTCTCATTGCATAATAACAACGCTTGTGAATAGCACTCATGACCCTTGAGCCACGTTCCAAGAGAGCAATTGTAGTTCCAACAGCTCTATTTTGTGCATCTTCACCCATTTGCATGTCTGCAATCGCTGCAAAACGTTGTCCTGCTTGTACAACAAAGCCTAAAAGTTGAAATAAAGTTGCACTTGGCTCTTTGAAAGGTAGAATTTGGAACTGATCACGTATATTACCACCGGGTGCATCCACATCTCTGAACTCTCCTGGCTGAAATGGTTGGTCATCATCACGAATTCTTATACCTCTAGACTTAAATCCTGCAGGTAAGTTAGCTAAAGTTCCTGCATCAAGTAATTGTCTTAACGCTTGTGTTGCAGATCTAGATAAACCACCGATCATATGTATCAAACCAAAGCCATAGAAGCCTAAACCAGGTAAAAATTTGTAATGAACGAAGTATTCTTTTCTTGCTTGCATATCATCATCTTGATTATAGTTTCTATAAATAGATAAAATCTCACCTGAGCCTTCATCAATTGATATTATGTAGGGAAGTTTTACTTCTTTCTCCGCGTTTTCTTTTTCAAACTCATTTAAATTGCAATCAACATGCATCTCTAAAATATTATATTGGTATTCTTTGCTACCTGAAGGTTTGACACCTTCTAATTCATTAAGTTTATCTTGTATTGGACTTTTCTCTGCTTGTTTTGCAATAAGTTCTACGTCTCTATAGAAGCCTGCTTTCTGTTGTTTGAGAACATCATTTTCTGACATTTTAACAACGTGGGTAATTCTTTCACAATCTTTTAAATCTGTTGCGTAATATGGTACGACTAAATCTTCTGCAGGTACAAATTTCGCAACTGCTCTTTGTTTGATTTCATCATAGTAAATTTTTTTAAATGCAGAACCCGCAAGTGGTAAATAAAATAATAATTGGTCAGTGTCAGGTGTGTATTCTTCCATTTTTTCCATCAACATATAGTTCATGAAATCTTTGACACGTGTTGCTTGATCTTCTACTTCTCTCGTTTGTGACCCAACGATTTGTGTTTTGACAGGGCCATCACTTGGTAATAATTCTTTGTAAGCTTGTGCTTGGAATTGTGTAACAGCTTCAGATAAAAGCGGATGGGTTACACCACTTGCCCCTTGAAAGGGTCTAGTGTTTTGCACATACTTGAAACCAAGTAAATCTAAACCTTGGGTATAAGCTTGTTCCCAATCCGCTCTTGAAACTTTATCCTTCTTGTAATCAGCGATCAGCTGTGCAGACATACGACCAAGTGTTCGTGTGTCCATGTCTTCAGCTAAGTTTCTAAAAAAATCTTCTTCTGGTTGTTGCTCCTCTGGAGCTTCTTGTTCAGATTCTATTTCAACATCAACTTCTTCTGCAGCTTCCTCTGTTTCAGGAATTTCATTTTGTTTTTCTACTTCAGCCATTAATTTAGTATAGTTTAGTAGGTTTTAGATTTACTAACTTTCCACCTCTAGCTTTAATCATTTTACCAGCTTTAGCTCCGTCCATGTCACCTAAACCAAATGGATTTCCTTTACCAATTCCTGCTAAAGAATCTTTTGATGTGATTCCAGGGCCACGTCCTAAGTTGATATTTTCTTTAATGATTTTTTTAGTTGCTTTTTTTACTCTCTCACCAAAACTTCCTACATTAGGTTTTGCTTTTTTGGTAATGTAGTTTTTTTTCATATTACCAAAACCAGCTTCTTTGGCTTCGTTAGTAGCAATACTTGCAGCTCTTGCTTTGCCTGCTAAGAATTTAGCACCAAGTCCAGCTCCAATACCGATTGCTAAGGCTTTTTTAAGTTTTTTACTTGCCATGATAATTATCTCCTATTGTTATAACAGATTTATATTATCATGCAAATATATCTACGACTAGACCGCCCGTGTTGTATGCTTTGAATGGTTTTGAGGCCATTTCTGGGTTTACTTTGATCGCATAAGCTTCGAAGTATAATCTAGGATCTCCCTCTAGAATCTCTACTACATCTCCACCATATCTCTCTTGATATACCTTCGCCTCGTCAGCTGTTCTAAAAGCAACCACATGCTCTGTGCCCTCAGAGTCTTTTGGTAATCCAAATTTTTTATTTGTACCTACATTTGTGACAATCTTAAATGGTTTCTTAGGATCTGATTTAGCTACTTGTATTGTTCCAACTTCTGAATTGTATTCTCTTGCTAGTTTATCCATAGCTGAAGGTAATGTAGCTTTCTTGTTTGGATCAGTTGCCACCAAAATCTCAGAATCTCCTCTAGCTTTAGAATTTACTTTGTAATTTTTAAATCCTGCTTTACCTGTTCTCGTTCCATAGAATTCTATGTCTCCTAAATATCTACTTCGTTTTGCATGGTGAAGTCTTTCAACAGGAGCAATAGCTACCCAATCTATTCCTTCATCAGCTGCATTCTTAATTGTATTTTTCAATGCGTGTGTTCCCCAATTCTCTTTTCCATATAATGGTAAAAATGGTATTCCCTCTCCTGCTTCTTGTTTTGTAATATTAGAAAGGTTTAAAGAATTTCTTTTTAGTTCATCAAAATCACTTTTTAATTTTTTAAATTTAAACATATCATCAGTTGTGGTCTGAGCACCTTTACGTGAAATCATTTTCATATCATCAACAATCTTCTCTAATTTTCTAGTAGATGAAAAAAATTCTATCTCAGCACCAAAAGCATTTTTAACTTTCATTCTTGTAGGATCAGTGTTTCTTAATTTTTGTGAATAGTCCGATTGTATCTCATCAATCATCATAACTTTTTGATTTGGATTTGTACCGCCTGACCTTATGTTACCTCTCACATGATAAGCTTGGTTAGGAATTCCTGAATAGTGATTATTGTAACCACTTGGTAATCTTTGACCCATTGGTAATGGTTTTGGATAATAAACTACATCTTCAAAATAACTATCACCACCCTTGATTCTATATTCATTATAACTTCCATACTTAGGAGTAAAACCTTGAGTTTTCATCAAACCAACTTTTCTTCCTATTTCTAATTCTTTGCCCTTAGCAAAATTAACAATTCTTGTTACATCATTCGGATCAATTGCTACACCAGCGTTTCTTGCTTTGTCTGCAATGTTTTGAAATGCCTGTATGTCAGCCGAGAATATGTTGTTAAAGTCATCAACATCATCGCTTTCAACAACTCTAAGTTTGTTATTTATTCTTGCTCCTATTTTATTTAAAGACTTTTGTGTTGCTACAGCATCTTTGATAAGCTGTGCAAGAGTTTCTGTCTCAGCTTCAGTCTTACCTCTTAAAGGAATTGCTACTACCTTGTTTCTAATGTCTGTAAGAGCAGAATTAATTTGACTAATAGAATCTTCCGCCTCATCAACAATTTGAGTATTCATTCGTAGTTTTCTTGTTTTAAGATTATGCACAGGAGACTTCTCAACAATGTATAACAAATCCATCTTAGTAAGAGGTATGTTTTTTTCTTGAGCGACTTTTAAAAAGCCACCAACTAAATTACCTTGTTTATCAAATTGAGCTATGTTTGAATCCCACAACTCATCTTTCTTTACTGCTTGTGAAATATTTTTGAATTCAGGGTTACCTGTCTTGAAAGATCCAGGACCACTCGATTTAAAATCTTGTATCCACTCACTTGGTTTTCTTGCACCTGCAACCGGGTGTCTTGCAATGTAATCCCAAAGTGAAGATCCAATTCTGTTTGTCTTACCACCACGCGATAGTGGTTTTGCATATGCAATTTTTTTAAGTTCGTTTGATCTAGCAATTGCTTCTTGTCGTATTTGTTCCTGTTGAGATAATTTAGCTACCGCTCTGCCTCTATCAGCTTTGGTTGGAGCAATTGTTAATACCTCATCAACTTCATCAACAACTGGCCCCGTGTTCCGTGATACGGGTGCCTTGGGTGTTCTAAGATTTGCAATTCTGTTAATGACTCTACCGATAGGATTTCTAAGGGCAAAGGCTCCCGCACCAGCGATCGCGATCCCAGCTAAACCTCTTACAGGCGATGGGTCGTATGGCTCTGTGTAATCTGATTTTACTTGAGGAACACTAGACGTAGGCTCGTCTTCGAGCCTTTCCTTTTCCATTAAATCTTTTAATCCAGACATTAGTCAATAAGATCTTTAATATAATCTTTACCTTTCATGACCTCAACTTCACCACCTTGTGACATGTAATCTTTTATGACAGGAACAGGTTTTTTAATATTGAGTGCTTTTTTTGCAAGTTTAACATCCTCTGATGTAATTCTATCTTCACCTTTGGTTTCTTTTGCAAGTTTGTATGCAGCTCGTATATCTTCTGCTCGATTGTCTCCATACGGTCTTTTACTGTTTTTACCCATAATATTTGTACTCCTTTGGAACGTTATATAATTCATCTTCATAGTCATCTCGCATTTCTATGAAGTTACCTTGACGATATCTTAACACAGCCTGTGTGGTGCTGTCGACAAAGTCATCGTAAGCTCCGTGAGGAAACGCAGCACATTCTTCAATTACATCTTCTGCAAACCTTTCACCTTCAGGATAATAGATACCTCCGCTTTCAAATACAGGAGCACACGCATTTACCCTTGAATGCTTGTCTTTTCCACGTGATGGAACGTAAGGTGTTACAGGTATACCGACTCTTCTAAACTCTTGTGTCAGTGGTTCTCCAGATGCTTTTGCTTCAATGATGACTGTTTCAGGTTCCCAATATTTGTATTGTTCTAATGCAACAGCTTTCAATTCAGGAAAATCAAATTTACCTTTTAGTGCATCAAGTAGAATCATTGCAGGTTTACCATCTTCATTAGGATAGAAAACTCCCCAAGTTGTAATTGCAGAATAGTCAGCAGTTTCTTTTGCACTAAACGCTGTATCGTAAGATTGAATTACGTGTTGTAATTTTGGTATATGTTCTGACTCCCATGGTCGCCACCATTCTCTTTTGAGAATCGCTCCTTCCTCTGAGGTTGGGTTCTGCATATATTGTGCAGACCAATTACGAATAGGAAGTGATGCTTTTACTTTTTCTAGTTCTTCAAGTTCCCAATACTCAGGCCATACAGGGTTGCCTGAATCTAATATTGCAGGAAAAGAAATTAAATTCCATTTGTCAGCTTTAGGTTCTTTTTGAGCCTTGATTAATCTACCGGTCAGGTCGTCCTCTGCCCATCTTGTCATAACCACGACTATCGAGCCACCAGGTTGTAAACGTTGTCTTGGTCCTGATACATACCAATCATATGCACGCTCCATGGCAGATTCAGACAAAGCATCTTGCTCAGTATGTGGATCATCGATAATAAGTAAGTCCGCCCCTCGTCCTGTGATAGAACCGCCAACCCCCGCTGCATAATATTCCCCACCATGATTAGTCTCCCAACGTCCTTTAGCCTTACTATCTTCTCTTAGTTTAACATCACCAAATATTTGTTTATACTCTTTCTGCTCCATTAGGTTTCGAACCTTAGATCCGAACCTTGATGATAATTCTGCGTTGTGTGAAACTTGCATAATTTTTAATCCAGGGTACTTCCCTATCATCCAAGCAGGAAATAAGAATGAAGCAAATTCTGATTTGGTATGTCTAGGAGGCATATTGATAATGAGCCTCCCTTTTTTCTTTGTCGAAATCTGTGTGAACTCAGAAGCTATGTGTTGATGGTGACCCCACTTTTTAGGATTAGGATCCAATCTACAGATGAAGTCAGGCCATACTTCTTTTACAAAATATATAAAATTATCTTGGCACAACTTTATGTGCTCAATCCATTTTTTCTCTACAGCTATTCTTAGCTGGTCAGTAGTCAGTAATTCTTTTTGCATTGGGTCCCCTTTCAATATAATCCATATCGTTTAAAATTTCTATACATCTATGAAACAGAGTTTTTAGCCCGCGCGCCTAGATACATCTGCAAGTTGCACGTGGGAACTAGATTTTGTGTTTTAGTTTGAGATTGGAACTAGATTTGGTACCTCTATCTAGTCGGGTGGTGGTGGTGAAGGTGGTGGAGATGCATGACACAGGGTCTTGCCCTGTGCCATTTCTGTTTTAGTTATTGGTCAAAGTTTTGATTTGGGTCATTGGTAATCATTTCTAAAATAGGTTTTAGATTATTAACCAACTTTGCTTTCAACTCATTAACGATAGGGTCATTAGGGTACTGTATAATAATTTCCTCAACAGCACTTTCTAATTGTTTATACATGAATTGATAGTTAAGAGTTGTTGAACTAGAACTTGTACTTGCTTGTTCAACCTCATTTGAGTTTGCTTTGTTCTCAACTATTTGATTAACCATTTTGATTAAGTTGCTCATTAGTTTGTTCCTTTCT